TGCTACCACCATCAACAATTTCTATACCAATGATCTCTCCGTCAACCGCACTATCTTGGAGAGACTTCTGCTGATTCTCTTGAGGGATAGTACTGATTACTGAGGTTGTGATGGTCTGGATAGGCAACCAATCATTTGTCTTGTAAGAGGAGATGGCTAGGTTGCTGAGTTTGTAGACAAAGCGCCACTTGTAGCCGTCACTCTCTAACCTGAAAGTACGAGCTAATCGACCTGTACCTGCGGTGTCTAAGAATCCATCTAAGGTGTCATCCGAAACACTATCCGATACCACAGGCTCGACTGTTGAAGGCAACTTAACCCCATCGGGTGTGGTGGCTGTCTCGACACATACAAAGACTTCATTCTTAGAGTTGACGACATAGTAGTTATCAACTGCCTTGTCATTCCATGCGTTGTAAACACGGTTCTCTACCCATGAATTACTGGCAACTACTAATGAAGAATTAGAAAGGATCTTGACACTTTGGAGTGCATGTCTGCCTTGACGCTGGAGGTAGAGCGAAGAAAAGTCTTCAGTCTCTGTAAACACTTCTCCACGAGCCAACCCCACGTAGTAATCGGGTGCTGAACTATCGATCTCTGTCTTGAGACGCCCAAGCATAACTTGGTGAAAACTGTTTGTAACACTAGAAGTCATTTCTATCTTCTCTTATTGATTCGAGTATTTATACGGTATCGGTGATAGCCGCTCGTGAGAAAGACGCTTCCGCATCAAATGCGAGAACATTATTTCGAGTAGCATTAATCGTTGCTTGGTTAGCAGGCGTAGCCGTAATCCGTAAGAAGGTCCCGCTAATTAAAGATCCCCCAAAGTTGCTGAAACGGATCGTTCCTGTGTTCGGGTCATAATCACCAATGCTGTCAGATTCAGGCTCTCCTGTAGAGATATCAATCACCTCAATCGTAGTGGTGCTTAACTTGTTGCGTAAGAAACAGGTCTTCCCGTCTAACACGAAGTTTTTGCTTCGTATGACGTAAGCATCGTCTTCGGGTGGAGCAATAGATGATGGGAAGATTAGCTCGTATGAGACGACACCCGCTTTAGGTGTGAATCGGAACTGCATCTTCACATCTGCTCTACTGGATAGGATAGAAGGATCAGCATCATCAATCACTGTCAATAGGTTGGAACGACGGAACGACTTATCAAAGCCACCCAACTGATCAGAGAAGTAGTTCTCAACTGTCTTGTTAACCAGTGCCTCAATAGCTGTTTGGCTCTTACTGGTTAGGTTAGGGTTCCACTGGAAGACAGGATCTACTTCAAGGAACGTGGTCAATGGATCTGTGTACTCGATATCGAATGATGCCACTGCCAAATTCTTAGCTAGGTTACGGAAGTCCGCTTTAGTCTGTTGCTGTACGTTTGTATCGGTCGTGTTGAAGATGATGGACAGATAGACAGCACCATATTGAGGGGGAAGGTTATCTTCACCGCCCCATGACTTTATGTCAGATATGACATTAGAGAAATTACGCAATGCTAATGACGCATAATCCGACGCGGTAACCATACGGTTCTGTGTGGCATACAGGTAAGGGGCATTCTGACGAATAGATTCGAGAGGCTCCTTGAGTGATCCTGCCATACTGATCGATACTGTGGTGACATTTAATTTCAAAACATCGTTGTTAGCATCTCGAATGATATCCACGGGAGTAAAGGTACGCGCACCATTAGCATCAGGTCCTGCTACTTGATCGTAGATAACCTCGATCTTGTTTCCTGTAGAGGGGAACTGTCCTAAGCGAGCACCATTACCAAAGGTAATCTCATACTGACCGTTAGGTGTTTCCTTACATACGAATATGCGTGAGTCCTTGTTGATGTCTACTGCATCATTAAGGTTTGTGTACACCTGAAAGAATGAGGTCGAGGTGTCTTCGAAGACTCTGACCTTAACTGTATTGAGATCAAGGTTGTCTGTGGGGATGACATAGGTCTGGTTCTCGCCCACAGGTCCTGCAATAAAGGTCTTTCGCTTCTCAATACCCTCATAGATGGCGACGTTCTTGTTCTCTACCAGACGGAAGAAGTATTGGTTGGCTCCGTTGTTAGTGGCAATCAAGGCTTCGCGTGTTTTGAACGTGAAACTCTGATTGTTGATAGAGGTGCTGAATCGGAATCCTTCGGGAAGGGTCATCGATGAAGGCACTAATGGGTTGGTCACATATAGATTCAATACGGCGCATGATGCGTTACGACTTCGGACTGTGTACCCAAGGCCACCCGCAAGGCTAACCAGAGATGAACGAAGCTGTGCCGTAGACAAGAATGATTCGTTTAAGGCAAAGTTAGCAGTCAGTGCATTGTAGTGAGTGTTGTAGGCAAGCACATCAAGAAGATTAGATAGACCACTCGCCTCAAAGTTATAATCCGCAAACTCAGGGGATTGAGCAAGAAACGTTTTGAGATTGTTCTTGATCTCGTCAAAATCTAACTCAGTAGATTTGATTGTGGTTGTCATAGGTACACGCCTTCGTTGTCGTCGTAATTAATGAAAATCCCACCCTCTGTTAGGAGAGGATCAGATAATTCTGTGAGGATTCGATTACCAAAGTCTTCGACAGGATCGACCGCCATAAAGCCGGGGTCACATTCCATCTGTGAACCCAAAGTAACTTTGAGCACATCAATAATGCCTGTGTTGACTACTCGAAATTCTAAAATCACATCGATACTGTTGAAGTCAGGAGTAGCCGTAACCTTTAGATTGATGACCTTTACACGAGGCTCATATCGCTCTATCTGATTCTTTACTCGTACAATGATCTCATCGCCCACATCCGTTGTGGTTAACTCGAACAATAGCCCTTGGAGATTTGCTCCAAACGTGGGTCGATAAGGCTTCTCAAAGCGATTGGTCAAGAGCAACGTCTTGATCGCTTGCTTCACGGACTGCACATCCTTCTTCCTAAAGATGTCTCCGTCTGTAGCGGTTCTAGCAGTCAACGTTAAATCGATATCAGAGTACTTGCGAACTTTCGTTACGCGAATGCTCTTATCAAGTTTTCCGTCTTCGGGTGTATTAGCCATGAGAAACTCTGTTCTTATTTTCTCTTATTTATACTAATCGGGCAGAATTTCTAGCAATTCGTTAACTGTTTGTATCTCCCCGTTGTACTTTGTCTCAAGATTAAAGGCATAAGTGACATCGAAGTCTTCGGGTACTTTCGGGGTCTCGATGATGATCTGACAGGTTAACTCTCCGCTAGGATCAAACGTATCGTAATCTAGGGTCAGCTTGTCGTACTTGATATAGTCCTTCCATAGAACAGCAAGATCAAATGTCTTACTAGGGTCTGTCTTGCCGTTTCTCCCTACCAATTGATAGGAAACTGCCTGCCCTGTTCGTCGTAAGGCCAACACTCCACTAGGAGTCTCACCGATATAAGTGGGTAGATTGACAACCCAACCATCCTTACCTTTACCGTAGTTTGCCCCATCCACTGTACTGGCAATGAGCTTGGCGTTTTCTTCTGAACCCGCAGGGGTCTCAACCACCGTAAACTTAGGATTAGGCTCGTAGATGCCTTCGCTTACAATCAAGCGATATTGGTCAAAGTCTTTGTTTGCAATAATAGATTGCAGTATCTGTGCGTGAAGAACTAAGTTACGAGCAATCTGTTGAAAATCAGGGGGTCCCGTAAAATTCTCGTTATAGAGCTTTTGTAACTGTGTCCTTGACCCACGAGCACCTAGAAATTTAGCTAGGGAAATACCCGCCCCCAACGCAGTGCTGGACGTTATCGTCTGTCCGCGAGGGTCATATTTGGGATCTATTAGTATCATCGTTCTACCTTAAATCGCTTACTTCGGTTATCGATTGGGTTGTTGCCTAGTAGCTCAACACCGAATCTAATGGTTCCTTCCTTATTAGCACTACGTCCAATGTTCTTAGGAATCGTCTTAGTAAAGTCTTTATTAAGTAGCCCCTCACTAACTAGGTAAGATGTGAACTTACCATTGTTGAGGTTAGCCGAACTTCTGAGTTTAGATCGTATTTCGTGGATGTCGGGATCAAAGTTGAATAGCTCTGCATACTCATCCGACTTGAGAATCTTCTCTTTGATCTTGTTGTCGATCTTCACGTTACGCACACCATAGGAACTGGTAGACAACATCAACTCCACGATAGGTGTGGCTGGTATTGGAGCAGTCGGAGGTATAACGGGGTAGGGCATGATACCGGGTTTGGGTGGAACAGGGGTTACTACACACGGCTTTTCTTTAGCGGCGATAAGTGCCTTTCCCGCACCTTTGGCAAAACCCGCAAGAGAGGCTTTCATAGCATAATCAGCATGGAATGCTTCGGTTGCCCTTCCGACCAATGCGCCATAGAAAGTAGCTAGGTTTGTGACACCACCGGGCATACCTCCATACGTCTTGCCATAGTAATCAACAAACTGACCACCGATAGTGCCCTTGTGACCAATCATCGATATGTGTCGAGCGGTGATGTTCGCTGTCGAGGATGCCGCAACCCATTCACTCACCGCTGTGGTGATGAGCTTGTTACCCGATGTAAGTTCTATATCGCCCTCAACAAAGTGCTTGGCCGAACCCTTGATAATAAAGTTGGCATCATCTAAAACTGTCGTCGTAGCCATGCCAATAACTTGTTCACCACGCGATCCTCTGATCGTGTAGTTTTGGTCTCTGTTAACGGTCTTTGAGTGTCTTCCTTTAATTGTCTCTCTTTTATCTCCAGCCACACTGAGATTATAATTGCCGCCAACGTCAACGTTAAAATCTCCCGCCACTCTAAGATTGACATTCCCTCTGTATATGAGATCACCTTCTCCCTCCACTATTACGGTTTCACTGCCCTCTACTACTTCTACCTTTTGCCGCTTGGATGAAATAAGCACTGAACCGTCAGCACGTAATTCAATACCTGCACCTGTTCGATGCTTAATCAGAATCCTTTCACCCGCAGGAGTATCGTCGATCTCAATAACATGACCCGAAGCAGTCTCATTGACTTGGTTGTGAGGGTATTCACTAGGACGTTGGTCCGCCAAATCAAGATCAACTCCGATTTCGCTTCCTCCTAGTGACAGCTTATTGACGGTCTGTCCTGTTGCCGCTTTGTTGATACTGCTACCAAAGAAGTAATCCCGCTTGGGAAACTCACCTGTCGGATCAGTGAACCCATCTTTAGGCACACCTTGAGTATCCTCTTGACCACCCTCTAAGATGAGTTCGCGGTTCTTCTTATCGTCAAACGTATTAGTCATGATTGGTCCTTTCCGAATCGAGTCTTCACGTAATCAGGTACATCAAAACCGGGATCTATTGCTTCACCTGTAGGGTCAACATCAACATGACCGAAGAAGTTAATCCCTTGATAAACCTTGTAAATCGTTCGGACCATTTGATCAAAGGTGTTGATCTGTGATCGCGTCAACGATTGGGATGACAGGAAGTTTTGGAAGTTGGGGGTCTCAGTAGGAACGTTGACTCCTCCCACAAAGACAATCCCAACGGACTTCTCATCACGACTTGGAGTGTGCTGGCCTTCGATATTGGCGGGTCGCCCCCTCTGTAATGAACCGTCACGTCGTATGACATAGTGGTAT